GTCGGGAGATGCACAGCCAATGCATCGCCCTAGGCATTTCTGCCCAGAGGAGCACTTAGCTCCCGACGGTAGGGGTCACCCCCAACCAACCTCCGCAGCAACTAAGCTGCAGAGGCCCACCTGAGCTTCAGTGTGACGGCATCAGGACGTCCTGAACGGACCAAATGATTCCTGTCAGCGAATGGCTCATCGCCGCGTTTAAGGAACCACTTCAGAAGGGAGCCCTCACCACTAGCCATAGAAGCCGGTAGCTTGGGAGATACGCAGAACCCCTTAACCTGAGGGACCTGTGTATCAGGATCCATCCTGAGGCATTCGTATGCCCCATTTTCGATCCTACCCAAAATCGGTGAGTCGGATGTCACAGCCGGGTACCAGCCGCCTAAAAGGTGGTTGATCCTAGGGTCCATCCAACGAGCAGCACCCGTCAAACCCGCCTCGAACAGGCGGTTTCGAAGAGAAACTGTGGCAATCACCTCGGTCGCATCCAGCTGCCGGACAGGGAACAAACTCCGGACCTTCGTTATGGAAACGTCGGTACCGTTGTAATACTCCTTGCCACAAGACTCCCGGAATCTACCTGTACCGAAAGACTTGCTGAGATTCACCTTAAGACCAAAAGCCTCAAGGTGATCAACGACAGCACGCATGTATTCCGTGGGGACGATAATATCGTCCCCATAGACACGCACCCTGCCACGAAACCGAGAAATATCGGCTCGTGTAAACCGGCGCCCGTGCTCGTGCTCAATAGCCATCATGACAATGGTAAGGAAAACCATTGCCTCGATGGGAAAGCACAGAGCAGAACCCATACTCGCGAACTTGGCAAGGCGCATAACGCCAAAGCCAGGCACATCAGCCTTCCGGGACCTAGAAGCATCAACCGCCTCAAAAAGGTGAGGAAAATGCTTGAGTAAAACCCGTACATGCTGATTGGAGACACGATCGGAGGCTTCAGATAGATCGATGGTCGCTAGACCACCGGTCCTACTACCTTCACGGGCCATATGCTGATTAGGCACTTGATCCGTGAAACCAATCATCGAGGAAACGAGAGAATCGCCCTCGAGAGCTGGCACAATCGCCATCATAAGCGCCTGCTGCATATACTGCATGCAGGTTGGCTCAATGGCGATAATGCGAGGCGTCTTCAGCGACTTAGGGACAAGAGTGACCTTGACAGGTCGCTCATGCCCGGGTTCGAGGATGCTCACGGAATCCAGGAGATAATTAAATCTCCAGTTAGGCAGACAGTAATCCCCAAAAGGGAATACACTGTCTAACCTCCTGGGCCACTCTACCTGATCAAACTTCCGGTTGCCCGAAAGCTTATCGGCGGTTTTTCCAGGTCCATGTTTGGGGGTAAGTGTGCCGTCATAGACCTCACGGTCTACGGCAGCCAAGACGTCCCCAAACAACTTGAGCGACATCACCGAAAACCTGTCAAGGAGACCAGGGGTGATGGTCCGATCACTCGATCGAACATCCTGCTCACACTCAACGAACTTTACCAAGGCTGCCTTAGAGCGTGCTGGAGAGCACTCAATAAGGATTTTGCCGAACATCAACGTGAGTTGACGAACTGCGTAGATAGCAGTCTCGTTAGGTTCGTCGAGCAGACGACCGGACTTGCGATCGAACACAAGATCAAGGAAACCCCCAAGGAATTGAGGGAGACCGCCTCTAAACCGGAATCCGGGAAAGAGGTCGTGATCTACTGAACCTCGGTCAAGGGCTTTTTCGAGACCTTTTCCGAAGTCCGTGAGCGTGATCGTCAGAAACGACACGCCCTCGTGTTCGAACCGACCCGCGACGGTTTTGAAATCGCGGGTGGTGCTCACATGACACATAAGTCCCACATCAAGTGAGACTTGTTGCCAGAGCTTTATCAGGCTTTTCATCGCGTCCTCGATTAGAGGTGTGCGAGTCCTGCCTCCATGACAAAGGACTGGTAGAGACTGTGGAGAACCGACAAGATGCAGAAAAGGAGGATCCAGGAGATGATCATTAAAACGATCATAACCAAAAATCTTTCCCAAGCTGCAGCCTTACGGTGACCGGGTCCCATATAGGTCCCTCCTTGGACACAGTTGCGAGAAGGGGACGAGTCCTAGGACTCGCCGCCGAGCAGCTGCGTCATCTTCGCACCAGACGTGGCAGTAAGCCACGTAAGGAAGCCGTCGACGAGAAGCTTGTTCTCGGCAACGGTGAACCCCGTGTTGTTCGGAACATCCGCAGTGATGCGGATGGTCTGGGTGAACTCGGAGTTCGTCGCCGGCAACACTGGATCGGACGCGATTTTCCGCTGCCGGATGGCAACGGTATGACGCGCACGCCCCTTGTTGTAGGAGTGCGAAACCTCGACGACGAAGTTGCCGTCGTTGGTCCGAAGCGAGCCGGTGTTCAACCCGAGCCCAGTCCTCTTCAAAGACTGAGCGACCGCGTTGACGGTAATCGTTTCGGGATCGGAGAATGCCATGGTGGAGAGCTCTTTCTTTTGAGAGAGATCGAGAAGCCGCAGGATACGGCCCTCGGGATGCGCTACAACCTAGTGTTGTCGCGCTGGCCTCGGGACAAGCCCAAGGCTGCAAGTATCGCGAGCTGTGTCCTATTAAGGGACACATCGTCGATACCAAATCCGTATGGATTTGCAGGAACGCGTTGCTTGGTCTCCTCGAGAACTTCGACGATTCCACAAGCACCGCCAGGGACTGTGCAGCCCCAGAGCTGTTGCTTGCGCATAGTGCGCATAGCGTAGCCGTACTGCATCACCAAGCCGTCGGTTCCAAGGGTGGAAATGTTATGAATAACATCGCCAGCATTGGAGAACCAATCGACGGCCCAAGACCACGGCGCTAACTCCCAGACGACCTCCGGAGTGATCCGGGTGCCGAAGAGGTGGTTAGCCAGGCTCTCATATCGGAGGAGCTTCTGCCAAACACTATCCCCAACAGGGACGTGATAGCGGAAGGCACCGGAGAACCAGAAACGAGTCTCTAACTTGGCATCTAGAGTGGCCCCACCCCCAACGGAGAAAATCCCGCTTTGGTTTTGGCCATTGCCAAGAAAACTTTGAGAGAACGTTTGCGGTGGCAGCGCGTACCGACGTCTGATCTTGCGATCACTGTCTCTCACGTACTGCTCAATGAGCTTTCGCGCGTTCCTCACGGAATTGGCGAAAGAACGTAGATCAGAAACGAGAGGGAGCCAACCGAACTCAATGTTCAGGAATTCGCTACCAGCAGCTCTAGATCGAGCTACCTGGTCGCGCATATCGGCTCCGGGAAGACGCGGTAGGCCATCTTGCTTCAACTCGCCTAGAGCTGTAGCAAGAGACGCATTAGGATTGGTGGGAAGAACTCTGGCAATGGCACTAGTGCCAAAGACGTCCATAGCTGACTTAGACGACAAAACAACGTCGTCAAGGTCATCATCGACGCGACCAAAGAACTGACCAAACGTGTGGGTACCACGGCGCAAATTGTCCGTAGCCTCAAACGTCTGAACATAGCGCGTACTCTTACGAGTAAGCGTCATGAACCCGCCAATGTCACCCTCGGTTCCGTACCTAGGGGCACTACGCCTCTTCGACCATGAGCCAGTATGACACTGAGATATGATAGTCTCTGAAGTCATAGGCTGGGCCGACCTTGGTACCCAGGGTGCTAGACCATTAGGCCGCGAGCTCCAGAAGATGGGGCCGTGGGACGGTATAACCCGGGATTTTTGTTCCGGGAAGAACGTCATGGTCTACCTCACGCACTTGGACGGATCGTCTGCCAACTCAGCAGACGGGTGTTTTCTGGCACATGTGATGCACCGCGGACGGGCCCGAAAGGGGC